GCCGCATCCCCCGCGCATTGGTTTCTATGGAACATCCCTACTGAGAAGGAAGCTGTCACAAGCTAAGGAGATCAACGACACCATCGTCAACACCGGCGACATCATAGCCGAGGAAGCATTGAACATCCCGGCCATCCGCAATGTCAGGGAGCCGAAGATCACACGCCTGTCCGGTACCAAGCCCGTAATCAACCTAGGTTTCCAACAGGGCGACCGCATACCAGACATCATCTATCCCCCGCAGCGTGGATCCAGCGTAAGTAGCGCCACTGAGCACACCGAATCTCTTGTAAGCAGGCTACGAGGCGAGATGTACTGTTCGCCGGTGCTCTTTGGTGAGTCTGATGGAAGCCAGCGATCGGCGGCCTCATTGCAACTTCAGGCTATTCCAATGGTCGCACATATCCGTATGGAGCGAGCCCTATGCGACGCCGGCATGGCGCGGATCAACAAGAACATTCTGCGCATAGCTGCGGCAAAGGGAGTGGGGGGCATAACGCCCGTGATGGCGAGGAAGGCCAGATTGAAGAGCAACTGGTTCCCCATGATGCCCCGAGACGTCCTTGAAGAAGTAATGTCTCTCATATCCAGGGTACAGTCGAGTACACTATCTCCAGAAACCGCAATCGACAAGATGGGCGATGTACTTGACATTCCCGCAGAACTAGCTAAGATAGAGGCGTGGCAAGAAAAGCAGCGAGAGCAACAAGTGAAGACAACGAATGAAACAAATGCGTATGCCAACACTGGACGCTCTGGTGAGCTTGGTGGAAGACAAACTACTCAACCGAAGAAATAGGAGATACTGAATCATGACTGAAACACCTCCCGCTGGACAGGGCGCAGCCCCCACTGGCACAGTTGATGTTGGCCTGCTTACAGCGCAGCTTGCTGAGGCAAAACAGCTCAACGAGCGTTTGACCGGGACACAGAGCGCCAACGACCGCGCGTTGACTACTCTGAGAACCGAGAAAGAAGCACTCACGAAGGAACTGGTCGATGTCAAGGCCGCCTCACTGTCTGTTACGACAGACCTTAAGGCGAGCCGAACTCAAAACTCAAGCCTAAGCAAGCGTGTTGAAGAACTGGCACCATTCGAGCAGCAGGCCGCGGACAGGACCCTCGAGGTTTCGCAGATGCGTATCGCTGCAGTCCTCGCAGGTTCAAGCCCGGCCATTTCTCTTCTCGTCAAATCCAATGCCCTACCGAGAGCTGATACCGCGGAGGCTTTTGAAACAGCCTTGACGGAAATCGCTGCTGGTCTTGGCGGTGTGATTGGTGATGCTGCGCGAGAGCAACTGTCGGGCGTTCGCCCGCCGGGTGTTCAGGGAGCCCCTCCCGCTACATCGGAATCTCTGGAAGAGGAAGCCATGCGGCTTATGGATCTTCCGGGCAGAACCGAAGAGGGACTAGCCATGTGGACTCAGGCACTCGAGCTACGGGCTAAACAACCTAAGGAGTAGGTAATGCCTACGTTTACCGCATTGGGGGAAAACTATCTCGTTAGTTCGACCCCCTGGCCCAACACCGAAGCCAGGAACCGAACCTGGTATGTTCCGTATATGATGGAGCCATACATGCGCCAGAGTCTCTGGCACCGTATTGTTCCATTCGCGGTTGATATGTCGGCTGTTCACGCAAAGTCGGCTGTCTTCACCGAACGCATTCCTCCGCAGCCCGACATCAGCGAGCTGGAGTTCCGTGGGATTACGGTTCCGCGGCAGTACTTCGATTCGCGTCAGATGACCGTAGACTTCAAGAGCTACGGTGGTGCGGTTCAGTACCACAAGTGGGACGCTATGATTTTCCAGTTTGCCAAGGCCGCAGAGAGCAACCCGCGCTTGGTCAATGCTGGAATCCCGAATACCAATCTGTCCGGCATCTTGCGCGGCGACCTTGGTGTAACTATGGTCCAGACGCTCGACCTCTTGGCCCGCAACGCCTTCCTCACCAATGCCAAGAACCGCTCTTTCTCGGAAGATGCCACCGGCTTCCATGACATTGCGGCCACTGACACCTTCAACCCGGAGATCGCCCGCGCCGTGAAGCTAGGCGCAGGCTACTCCCAGTATGGTAGCGATGGTATCTTCCCCGCGATTTTGTCTCCCGCGGCTACCTACGCCACTAAGCTGCTTGACAACGACGACAACACGTACATGCGCTGGAAGGAAGCTATCGGCGATGCGAAGTTGCTCAACTACGTCATCGGGCAGTTCGAGGACATCACCTGGATTGAAAACTGGCGAATGGTGCTGTGGAACGTGGGCGAAACCCTCGCGTCCGCATCCATCATCCTGGCCGTTGAGCCCGGCGATGGCTCTCCCGATCCTGAGGTCTCCGCCTCCAACGTCGATGCTCACTGGGCAACTGGTGCGGCCGACGCTACCCACTACATCCAGCTCTCCAACATCACCGATCCCGGCACTGCCGAGACCGGCTTCAAGGTCAACGACATGATCACACTCTGTCGTGAGGTTGGTACCGAGGACAGTGCGCTCGAGACCTCCGGCTCGGCAGTCTGGAACGGCGAGAAGAACATCGACGTCCAGATCGTGGCGATCAACTACACGACCAACCGCATCAGCCTCCGCTACCCGGTCCTCAACGAGAACTACTTCACTGCTCTCGGGACTGGATTCTACGGCAATGTGATCAAGGCGCGGCCGGTTCACGCGGCCATCTTCCTCAAGAGGGGTCTTGGAGATCCCGGTGTTGGGGGCGTGGTTATGGAGCCACCGACCTTCTACATCAACCCTCCGCAGGACCAGCGTCACGCGGTTTGGGGCTTCAGCTGGGACAGCTACCTGGGTTACAGCATGATGAACCCCGACTCCTACGAAGTCCACTTCTATGCCGGACATATCCGCCGCGGTGGAACCGTGCTAACTTTGTGAAAATGGGCAACACAACCGTGCTGGATAAAGACAGTCTTCCCGAGAGGTAGGTGTGGTATGAATTATGGGAGCTTGAAGCTAGTTGTGGGGCGCAAGGTCAATGACTCTTCTGCGCTGAAGTATGCGGAGTCGATTCTTGACAATACCAATGCTGCCCTGCGCGTGCTGGCTTCCATCCACACAGGCCTAGCTTCAACCTTTGACATCACCGGGGATGGGGAGACTACACAGTTTTCCCTCCCCGGTAACTGTGTTGATGGTCGCATACAGGGCGTTTACCACACTGACGACGATATCTGGCTGACCAAGGTTGACTTCTTCCCGGGGGCCTCACTTGACTTGGGCTACTATGTGTGGCCAAACTCTCTGATCAACTTCAACCCCTACATAGGCGAGGACGATATCATGCGCCTTCACTATGTAGCTTACTACTCCGAGATAGCGACCGATGCAGACGTGCTCTCAATTCCCACCTGGGCGATAGAGGCGGTTGCGCTCTATGCTGCAGGACGGACTCTGGAAGACCATTCTGCGCAGTATGCCCAGCTTGGCCAGGTGAGGACCAGAATTGACTCTGGTAACCCCGAGGACCAACCTGTTTTGCGGTTGGCCGAACGCTACATTCAGCAATTCTATGACCTGATCAATCAGCACCCAGTACAGGGTACCCACTATCTATGAGCGCCAATGCGATCTCCTACGAGCTCCTAGCGTCACTCAAGAGACACATCGACTCCCTTTGGGGCGGGGACGTGTATGAGCTAGACGGAACGCAGTCACAGGTGGCGTTTTGTCCAGACGACCTTGTAGAGCTGCTTACCTTCGAGGATAGTAATGAGGTGAACCGTATCTTTGGCCCATCTACCGTCAATATCGGGCGCGTGCAGGAAGACCTCATGAGTCTAGGTCGGAACATAGCCGTTCCGTCCGTGTTTATAGAGCTCTCCTCTAACGACCCGGATAGCATTGAAGCTTGGCGCGATTCAATGTACGGCTCATTCGATTCTTCACAAAAGCTGGATCGTCATCCGCTGATACTGGTTGGCGGGGCGAACCGCTATTTCAGGCGCCTTGTGATCAAAATGACCAGCTACTTCATCGATGCAGACCTGAGCGATGTTGAGGTAGCTCGGCTTGGGTGTGCCGGCTGCTCCTTCTTGCAGGCCATAGTCAAGGGCTACACGACAGTGCCTAAGGAATGGGCTTGGAAAATGCTTGACGAGAATGGGGTAACAATCAAGGACCCGTTCAATGAGTCAGCTTGGCGGTGTGTTCCAGTGATCACCCACAATCGCCGGCGCGGTGGTCCCCCGAATGATTACATTTGGGATACCAAGATCTATGTTGAGATAGCTACAGACCAGGAGTAATATGCGGATCACAGCAGTAATGCCGGGGAAACCCGGGCACCCAAGGGCAATTCACATTTACAGAGTAACATCGCCCTTGAACACCATTGGCAAAAAGACCAGGCACGAGGTAGCGTGGATCCATGCTCAGTCTATGGCAACCGGCTTAACCGCAGAGCAAAGGGACCGTCTTCTCTCGTCAGACATAATCGTCATGGCTAGGCCAGTTAGTTCTAACGCCGACCAGGTCTTTGAGTTCTGCGCACTTCTGAGAAGCAAGGGCGCAAAGCTGGTCTATGAGACTGACGATGATCTCACAGAGCTCTATAGGGACATTTCCAAGGGAACAAAGAAGACCTCGAACATGTTTGTCTTTCTAGCAGACGCTGTTACAGTTACTACACAGCCGCTAGCTGATTTGATGGGAGCCTTCACAGACAGGCCAATCTATGTGCTTCCTAACTACATCGAGCACAGCTTCTTTTCAAAGAGGGCAGCGGCACACAAGCGCAAGTATTCGGGGACGCTCAACATCATGCTTACGGGAACACCCACGCATGGAGAGGACTGGATACCGGCGTCTAACGCGGCCTATACGATCTTGGAAGAGTATCCGGAAGTGCGCCTGCTAATTGGCGGGTTTCATCCCAACTACATCAAGGAGAGTGAGCAGGTCAAGCTCATTCCACACATGCCTTATTATGCGTACCCAACTATGATTGCGGAAGCCGACATCGTGATTGCTGCTATCGACCCCGATGATCGGTTCAACGATTGCAAGTCTGCGGTAAAGGCACTCGAATCATGGGCGGCGAAGCGCACACTTTTGAATGGGTCCGCTGGTGGCGCGGCGGTAATTGCGACCGATAGCAAGGCTTATGCTAAAACCGTAAAACACCGCTCCAACGGTCTGCTGGTCGAGCACACCGATGAAGGTTATTACGGGGCCATCAAGAGTCTGATTGATGACGAGCACCTGCGCACATCTATCCAACGTCGCGGATGGTTGGATGTTACGCAAAAGCACAGCATCAATACCGGATATCGAAAATGGCTGTCAGCCTACACTACAATCATGAGGAGCTAAGACAATGACTACAGCAAGTAGTCCAGGTATAGGGCTCGCTTTCGGCATTCAGGATGCAAAGGGCACCCCTGTGACTGTGGACGGAGACTTCAAAAAGGTTCGTGTCAACAACGCGAATCTCGGTACGCAGCAGGGAATTGGTCGTTTCCCGATCGAGGTAGGCGGCACCTACCACCCAGGCGGGAGCTACAAAATGTTTTACGCTGGGGCCGGTGGAGCGAACTGGTCGCCCCGCCTCGAGGGGGATATCGGCTATCTACTGTATGCGCTTTTGGGTGGCGTAAACGCCGCCGGTACGAGTGGTGCGGATGGTGTTTACACCACCACCTTCAGGCCTCGTGCTGACGTTTGTGATCACCCCTGGATGACACTGAGACGCTTCCTCCCCAACTGCACTTCGGGTAAGGAGGAAGGCGAGTACATGGAAGATGCCAAGATGAGCGGCCTGGCCCTAACGGTAGGCGCCGGCGCTCCCGCGGTAGCCGACATGTCCTTCCTGTCCATTGGGGCGGGCTGGGCCTCTGACGCATCTGACTGGTCGAGTGCCATGTCCGATGTATACGAGGACACTGACTCAGTGATCTTGGCTGCGGCCTCTGCTTCACCGATCTTTGGGGCCGTGTCTGGCATTGATCTCGGTGATGGGGAAAACACAGACTTCGACGTACCCACCATCGGCTTTCAACTTGCCATCGCTAACAGCTTCTCCGCAGATGGCATTCGACCGGAGTTGATCGTTGGGAGCTTCCAGCCCGACGACGCTGTACTGGTAGGACAGACAGCATCATTCCAGCTCACCTACAAGTGGAAGGATCCCTACCTGTATCGCAGCATCCTGCGCCACGGCCATGATGCCTATACTTGGTCTTCAACGCTGTTGAAGACTGATGTATCGTTCATTCTGCGCAGTCCGGAGCTTGTTGGTTCGAGCACGACTCAGTATCAACAGCTAACGCTCACTCTGGCTGAGTGTGCGCTTGAGTGCCCGCGAGGTATCACCCTTAGTGGTGGTGGGTTCCTCACTATGGTCGTTACTGGAACCGCTGAAACACAGACTA